TTGTTGATTTCTTAAATATTCCAGCAACAATGATTCCGGATAAATAGTCAATAGCCATACAGATTAATAAAGTAGTCATAGCCTCAGTCCAACCTCCATACAATGTAGTAACTGCACTTCCTATTAATCCAACGGCTGTGACTATGCCGTCCTTAATTTTCATATTGTTTCCTCGCTTTCTTTATTCATAGCATTCTACAACTTCTGATTCTTTGCTAATAGTAACTTCATAATCGTTGTGGCAATAGCCTTCGCCACTTTCAACGTCAATATGAGCAATGACTTCTTTTGTTGATTTATTGTTTATTATAATTTCCATATTGTTTCCTCACTTTCGTTGTTTAATTTTTATAAACCAAAAGCTTTCCTCCCAAGTGATAACTTTGCACTCTGCCACGTGTTCGTGACCTCTTGGTTTTAGGTTGCAATCTTTATAAATTGTTGTTATTCTTCAACAGTTTCTTCTGTAGGTTCTTCTACAGGTGGAACATACTGTGTCTGTATTGTTGCCTGCTCGATTACATTGAGATTTTCGTCTACCAACATTATTGATACAGAAGTATATAACTCTGTCATAACCATTTTTGAATATCTTTCGTGGTAATAACTTAACCCACTTGCGAAACTGTTCTTCTGTACTTCGCTTATATTTACTTCTCCATCTTCTCTTTTCTGATGTTCTATAACATAATATTTCATTCTTATTTACCTCGTTTCTTAATTATTCCCAAGTTGCTAACTCAAATTCATATGGCTCGCCTTGAGTCATATATCTACCACTTACTACAGCATAAATTTCTGCTATTCCATTTTCATAAGACACTAGTCGTGGTGTTGTTGTTACTTGTGTAGTTACGACGAGATTATTACGTCCTCCACTTGCGTTGTTATATACTGCACCGCCAGTCCATTCTTCATTCAATAAAGATATGTTAATCATATATAACGAATTGATTAATGCATCTTCGTTTATTCTTTTTATATGAATGACTTTTGGTTCGAATGGACATTCAACAAATATGTTTGATGTACTATTAGTTTTAACTTCTATCGTCTTTTGATATTTATCCCCACCACCTTGACCATAACCATCAACAAGTGTTCTTATTGCTTCGCCTATGTCAGTATCAGATTTTTCCGTTTTTGCATTCGCATAGTCTAAAAGGTTAGTAAGATTTTCGTTTGCAACATCAATTCTGTTCTTAATATTACTCAACTCCAATCACCCCCTCAAGACTTGTCAATGAAGCATCAACACCTAGCAATGCTTCTTGTAGTTCAGCAATTTCGCTAGATTGCGAACTAACAGTTTTCTGCAATTCCTCAATCGGCTTTATTGGTTTTGGTTCTGTAAAGAACAATACATTGTTGCCTAAATCATCTGGAGTAATGTTCTGTCTAACGTTATCAACGTAGTAGCACATCTTAAGCCTTATGTATCGTTTACTTGGAGTAAATGATGTAAATGCAATATATCCGTCAGTTGGAGTGCTTACCCATTGATTTGCATTAGAGAAGTTAAGATTGTCAACTTGGCATATTGCTATACGCCAACCATCACCTAATTCAATCGTTAAAGGCTTATCAACTTCAACTTCAAATATTCCACTTCGTAAAACTTGTGGGCTTACGGGTGTTGCGTTTCCATTAAGCGAATTAAAAGAACCTTGTTCAATCAAGCCTAAATCAATAGGTATTCTCTTATCAATTCCAAGATAATCATCAAGTTCTTTAATGTCTGCCTTTACTTCTGTATCGTCATAGTTTTCCAAGCCTTCAAGCTTTGTTTTATAGTCATCAGTAAAGTCATTACTTGACAAGCCTTTGTTTTTAACCTTATCAACCTTATCTTCGTTAAGTTTTTTTATGCCTAAATCTGTGTAGGCATCTAACTGAACAACTTCGCCATTTGCTCTCCTTAGGTCTATTCGACCTGTTCTTATTTCTGCATTATTAAAATAGTCCGTAGGAACATGTCCACCACCACCCTCGCCGTCATAGACTCTAGCTTTTGTTTCTCCGTTCTTATCTTTTATTGTGATTTCTGCGCCATTATCAAATCTTTCAACTTTTGCAGTAGGGCTAAAGCCGTCAGCTCCATTTTGACCGTCTTGTCCATCCTTACCGTTAACGCCGTCTTGACCATCCTTGCCGTTAAATTCGCCATTGTCGGCACGTTCTTTAACATCATTGGCAATTGTTAAGGCTTCGTTTGAAACTCTTATTGTTCCGTCCATAATGGCTTGCATCTGCTCACGGAATGTCGGCTCGTCGTCACTGTCTATGTAATTTTCTGGCTTTGGTCTTTTAATCATAGTAATGTCAAGCATAACCTTTGTTGTGCTTGAGTCACTATTAATAACCGTTAACCATGCATATATATTGAATGGATATTCAAGTAATGCCTGTGGAATCTGTGTCTTTCCATCAGTTACAATTCTTCTAACAGAAAAAACCTCGTTTCCTTCGTTATCAATAATCTTCGAAGCCTTGGCATTGCTGAATGTGATTTCTGTTCCGTCCGGAACGTCCAACCACTCAATATACTGTCCGTCATCCCACTGCCAAGCATACAAATCTTTGCCTTTAACATTTGTCTGACCTTGTGGGATTTTCACTTGAATTATATTGTTATTTTTTCTTATCATTTTTTGCTCCTTAATCAACGCAAAAATTTAAATTAAATGGTAACCAAGTTGATGTGTCCATCTTCACATACGACCCAGCAACTCCATATCTCGATAAATATATATGTCCGTCCGTTGCAACAGAACATAACCATGTATAAGCTGATGATCCAGCGCACACAAATTGTGAATTTCGACTTGGAATACAATCTGCCGGCAATGTTGCAAGCACTCTCAATGTAGCATCTGCAGTAATTTCTGCCTTTGGATTTACAACGCCTCGAACATATACGTTCTTGCCAATTCGTCTTACTTGTACGGGTTGGCTAGTATTGTTCAATTTGAAGTCACTACCTATTGGCATTGTTATCCATTCAGTTGTTAATACATCCATATTTGTTTCTGCTGCAATCTGTGATGATTGAGTTGTGTAACCTTCGACATCTTCCGGAATTGGAACAGAACATTTAACAGTTGTCATTCCGTTAAAGTTAGTTGATACAGCCGTTACTATCGAATAATGTATGTTGAAATTATCATCCATAAAAGATACAAGGTCGCCACATTCAACATACGGATTAAAGCCTATATCTATTGTGAATGGAGTCAATTTGCCACCTATTATAAATGCGCCAAACGTATTAATGAAGTTTTGAGGAGTTGTATAAACTCTCAACCTAAAGTTAGTGCTTCCAGCAGACAAATCAACCATATAGTTGTTGTTACCGGTTGAATATACGCCTTCTTCGTTTCCGTTATCGTTAAGGTATGTATATTTTGCACCTGTAACAACAATCTCATTTCCATAACTTATATTAATGCAATCATCATAGTATTGATGCGCATGTGTTATAGGATTAATTGTGTTTGTTGTTCTTATGCTTCTAAGTACAACCTCGTCATTATAAACAAAGTCAATATAAGCGTTCTGCGATATGGCAAACATTTGTAATATCTGTAAATAAGTGTAATTGTTGTACATTTTTTCAGACAAAACAGCAAAGTAAGGATTTAAGCTTGAGTCCCAATTGTCAATCTCATTAAAAACTGTAATGCCTAAATCTGTTTTTATTTGTGCTATGACGTCATCTAGCAATACATATTCTTTATTTTTCGTCTGCCACAGCTTATTTAATTTGCTTATTGCACTTACATTGCATTCTAGCAATATGTATCCGTTTTCGTTTGATGTATTGACGCATAAATACTCTTCTGGATATATTAGTATACTTTCGTATATTTCGTCATCTTCGTATAGCAAATACTCAACATTTACTTTGATTTTTGCGCCTCTAAAATCAATGTCAGTATATTTGTCGTCTATGTTCATGATTTCAAATCTTAATGACTTTGACGTCACGGCGCCTACTGGGAAATCATTTCCCCAATCAGATGTCATTTCGAAGTTATCAGCAGATATATCTTCGTTTTCTATAGTTAATTGTGAACCATTTCTTAATGTTGTTTGTATACTTATTTTTATAGGAATCTGATTTTCTGAAATATAAGTTAACCTTGATACATCTTTGTTGTGTGGAATATACGGCAATAACTGTTCCATTTCCTCAATTGAATTTGTGTCCCATATATCTTCTAAATCATTGATTTTATAACAAGCGAATCCGTTAATATAAACTTTTCCGGATGTAATTCTTGCAATATCAATCGACAAATAATCATCAGATTGAGTAGTGAATAATGTGCTAAACCTTATCCACTTGTCAGTATTTTCTTCTGGAATTTCTAACATCCTTAACATTGATCTATATCCGTTTTTAGAACTGAAAAACATTACTGTTGCAACATCTTCAGCATATACCCAAGCTGTCAACATATATCTGCCTTCAGATAACGGAATTCTTGTTCCGTTATCGTCGAGCGCAATAAAACTTCTTGTGCTATTAGCAACAATTGATTTTTTTGTTTTGATTCTTTTATCTGTTGTGACTGAACCTAATGCCGTTCTGTCATAACTTATGCCACTTAAGACATTTTGTACATTTTCTGAAAAACCTCTCATATGCCCTCCTTACTTGATAGGATTGACTCCCACTATAGCAAACGACAAGTTATGGAACATTTCATTGCCTTGCTTAAGTGACTGAATATCACAACTACCACTTCCTGTCTGCACCTCTTCAATTCGCCATTTTCCGTAATACGGCGAGTAACAATATACTGTGTAATGCTTTGCTACGATTATCTTTAATATTCTGCTTAATTCTTCGTCAGTTAAGTGTGTAGCCTTGTAATCCCAACGCTCAACCGTGAACATAGGTTTATCTATCAATTTTCCCCCTCTAGGACGACCACTTGACTCGTCATAGGTTGTCTCCCATGACCAAGTCAAATCTTCATCCGGCTGAGGTATATCAATCATTTTTGTAAGTTCGGTTGTCCCTTTTTTCCCAAACATAATATGCTTCTGTGCCATATATCCTCCTTATAGCGTTGCAAATTTATTTATGCCTGTCGCTCTTCTTTGTAATCTTGCTTCTTCTATCATTTCCTCAAATAACACTCTTCTGTTGATAGTCGCAGAGAAATTATAAACGCCACCACCGTTTCCTGTTTCTTCTCTTACAATCTGTCTGATAAGTCCTTCAGGCGCCTCTAAATTGTTACCGTAACGCTGGTCGCCAAGAATAGCAGTGAATTCTCTATTCGGTGGAATTACTGCCCCTTTTGCTAACGCTGGCATTGATTTGCTACTTGATTTTGGAACAATGCTTGGACCCCAATTAGTCGAGCCACCCGGAACATATTGTACTTGCGAGTAATCAACCTTGAACTGTGCAACCTTTACGTCTTTTCCTTTTGCCAATGCCTTAATCAAATCCTTGACATTGGTTACGAGTGATTTAAGTCCTAATATAGGATTGATTGCTGAAAAAATATGTTTGAATATTTTTTTGAAAGCATTTCTTAAATTCTTTATGATTGCGCTATTCTCATCAATTCCTGTTGCTGAAGTGATGATTCCGGTCAGTAATGGGTCAACAACATAATCATAAATCCAATTTTCCGGAAAGCTTATTGATTTAAGAATTGCCTTGGCAATAGCTTTACTTATAGCGACAAAACGTGGGTTGCCATTTTTTTCATAGTTTTTGGCTTGTTTCTTGATTCCGTCAATCATCTTGTCAAGATATTTCTCGCCTAATCCGTTAACTATCTGTGATGCGCTTCCAATTGCTGTTCCTAAAGCTTTGCTAATCTTACTAACTATCTTGTCGTAATCTAAATTCATTAAGAAGTCGCCAATATCACTTCCAATTGTCTTCCAATCAACACCCTCAAGAAATGATACCAATTCGTCTGCAATTCCAACGATTCCTGTATTAATTGTTTGTGCCAATCTTACCCAATTAATAGAAGAGAATATGTTGTTAAGCGTTGTCGATAATCCTTTGCCAACAGACCCCCAATTGTATGTAGTAACAAATCCCCAAGCCGTATCTATGGCACCTTCAATCTTTCCACCAATATACTGTCCTAATCTTGTCCAATCGAATTTTTCAACAAACCCATTAAGTCCTGTTGCAAGCCATGAGCCAAAGTTAACAAAGTCAAACGTGCTTAAGAACGAAACGGCAAAGTTAAGGGCTGTATTTAACGCTTCGGCAATGCTTGTGCCTAACGTGGTTGCTAAACCTTTATAATTAAAAAATCCATTAAGAATTCGTGCCAGCGTAGTTCCAATTTTTCTTGCCCTTGCTTTTATTTTGTTCCAATCAATACGTTTTAATCCGTTGTCTAACTGTTTTGCTATTAATTCTCCAACGCCCTCAAAATCGCCCTCTTTTATTAATTTTTTCAACTTCTTTGCAAAGGACTTGATTTTGTTATCAATTGGCTTTGTATCAAAAGAAATGGCTGTTCCGGAATCGTCATTATTTTTGTTTGTACTATAAATCTTCATGTCATCAAGCCCACTCAGATATTTGCTCTGTTCTTTATTTGCCTTCTTTGTTGAGCTTGCTGTTTTGTCCATTGACTTCGCATAGTCCTCATTAACTTTAGTTGCAGCTTTATAAGTTGATGCGCCTGTGAGTGCAGCAGTAAACTGACCAATAACACTTATTCCGGCTGTCAATCTGTCAATCAAATAACTGATTGCTGGTGCCAAGGCATTTACAATTGGAGCAACGGCTAACGCTGTGGCATTTTTTAATGTCTTAACTGAATTAGACATCATAGACATGCTCTTATTAAGTTCACTGTCTTGCTTTGCTAATGTCTTAATTCCCTCTGTAATTGCCGTTCTAATTTTTCGCCAAAGGATAAAGAATGAACGAATTCCTAAGCCGTATTTCAACACCATTTTAAGGCTTTTCTTGAAAGCGTTATTAAGTCCGTCCATTCCTTGATTTGAGCCTTTGATTCTACTTCTTAATCCCATAAATAATTTACCGGCACTTGATAACGCTCCAGCCAATTTTGTTGTGGCAGTCTGTGCAAGGCTAATCATTCTTTGTTTTGTATCTTCTAACCTTGCGTTCATGTTTTCGTTTTTGAAACCTTGCGCCATTCTCTCCAATTTTCCGGATGTATCCAACGCTTTTGAACCGAGCTGGTCTAACTTGCCTTCCTCGGTTTGGATTTGCGCACCTAACTGATCTGTTGTCTTTGAGCCAAACAAATTTTTCTTTGCGTCAGTTGTGGCTTTTAAGTCTTCTTGTAAATCTTTGATTTTTTGTTCTGTCTTCATATAGTCATCAAGTGACAATCCACCTTTTCCAAGCTGTGATTTTGCCGAGGCTAATTCACGCTGAATTCTTGCAATGTTTTCTTCGTAGTTCTGAAGTTCGCCGTAAACTTCCTTTAATTCCTCAACCTTTGCCTTTTGATTTGTATAAGCTTGATTCTGCTGTACAAACTGACCTACTAATTTATTCATTTGGTCACTTTGTCTTTGTGTAGCATTAGTGACACTATCTGCCATTGACTTTACTGCAATCTCAACTTGTTTAGTGCCTAACTGAATTTGCCTAACGCCTGTGCTTATGCCTTTGTCGTCAATTTTTGCGACAATTAATACTTCGCCGTCTGCTCTAGCCATCTTATTACCTCTCTTTAATATCCGTTAAGTAAATCATTAATCTTCTTTTTGCGTTCTTCCTCTTCCTTGCTTAATTTTGGCTTCATATCGACAAGTTCTTTATTCTTACGATAAAATTCACGTTCAAATTCGTCTAATCGCTTTCCTTGGCGTTTTTTCTGTCTTATATTAATAACTTCACTGAACAGCCCTTGACCTATTTCCATATAAGCCGACATAAACGTCCACCAATGCATATACTGTTCAGTTCTTACTTCTTTACCAATTACTTTGTTTATGGCTGGAATGATTAATTGTGCATCTTGTTCCCAACTCATTGTGTTAGGTTCAGCGTTTGGCGTTGAATCATCATACATTGATATAAATTGATATGCCTTTTCTAACGCTTCAATCCTATGCTCATATGGGATTGACTCGTAGTCCTCATACAAGATTATTAAAGTACACATTTCTTTTTCGTCTTGTTCAAAGTCCGAGTCTTCTAATATTTGCAAGATGTCAATTATAGCCCTATAGTCGCTTCTAATAGAAAAACCGACACCACCTATTTCAAGTGATGTCGGTAGCTCCCACACATTCATTACTTATGATATTTTGATGTGGCTTTTTTTATTTTAGCCATCTTCTTTTCAATTCTCTTGTCAATTACCTTCTCAACAATGCCTATCATTCCATTAAGCACGTTTTCGCAGTAAAATTCCCCGTTTTTTAGTGGTGTTAACGGACTGCTTTTGGCAAATACAACCTCTGACACATTGTAAGCGAATATATAGTCGTATATAGCCTTAATTTGGTCGCATACACTCTTATATTCTTCAATGGTTAGATTTTCATCATTGCTTAATTCAATATTGCTAAATTGGTCAATTCCGTTTTGGTATCTTACGATAATATCCATGTCGGCTGGGTTGAATTTGATTGAACCTAATTCCTCGCCGTCTTCATCCTGTACCGGAATTGTAATTGCTCCGGTATCAATCTTTAATTTGTAATTTTCTGCCATTTCTTCATTTCCTCCTTGGGCTTGATAAAACTATGAAATTGCTGACGAATCTTCAGTAAACTTCTTTGTTGTTAAGTTAAACTTACCCTTAACTCTGTTTCCAGCATAGTTGATTCCGAACGGAATCTGTACGCCTGTTGTATCGCCACCAATAGAAGTTGGAACAATGATACAATCTTCTCTATAGCAAGTGATTTCTGTGTCTGTTGGGCTGTCAATGATTAAATCAATAACAGTTGTACGACACTGATCGCCTGTTGCTCTTGTTTCAACAATTGTTCTTAAAGCTTCTGCTAAGTCGTCATTGTTTGTGTAGTAATATGGTTCCACAGAAGATGACACTTCGTAACCAGCAATCCTTGATGACTGTTCGCCAAGGATGTTCTTCTTTGTTTCAACTTCTGGATTGAGTTCAACGTTATACTCTTCTAAATCTTCGCCTAAGCGAACATAGTTAGTTTCTGTTGCACCCATTGCAGCATCAATAAAGTGTGCTAAATATTTTCTCTCTAACATTTTTTATTCCTCCTACCTATAATTATTAAGGTTATTAGGTTAGCGATTAACTCAAATTGTTAACCGGTTATCTATCGTATTCATTGCGATAGTATAATGTGATTGGTATTACCCAATCTTCGCTACCGTCTGCGTTTGGCTCAGCTTGATATGAAGGAGCCATTCTTTGAATGTCTGTAATGACTCTGTTTCCTTGTAACGGTGGATAGTTTTCCAATTTATAAGGTGTATTATTAATTAATACCTCTTGTTTTTCTAACCACTTACCCAAGTTATCAAGCCACTCTTTAACTTTCATTTTTACTGCTTCACTTGTTGTGCTTGTACGATAAACGATTGTAAACGGATACATACACGTCTGCTTAATGTGTCCTGTAATGCTTCTCGTTTCCTTTTGTATTATTGCACCACTCACGGGATAGAATGCTTTTCCCTTCTTTCCGTCAATTGAAGCAAATGTTATAACATCATCTTCCAAGGCTGGATACTGATTAAGTAATTCGTCAACGGCAACGCTTATTTCTTCGTAGCCGTCAATGTCATATCTTACTTCTTTATCATCCATGCTTACCTCCTATTGTCTTCTTAACTATATCTATCCATTGTTTTCCGTGATTCTTTTTCGCAACCTCAAACCATAAAGGCTGTGCGCTTGCTCTTGAATACGTCAATGGTCTATCAGTCGGCTTTAACTTTGCGCCAGTTCTGTGCCTAAATCCCACAACATTTCCTCTTTCGTCAGTTAAAGGAAATGCGCCTCTTCCTGTCTGACTATCAACCATAACTTTTCCAAAATACTGATAACGTCCGTAAGGAGCAGTACCAGCATAAACAACACCAGTACCAGCGTATGCTGCACTCTTTGCAGATGTGTTCTGAATCAATGCACCTGTGCGCATTGGCATATATGGTTTCATGTCGTTCATAATTTGACTATCCAACAAGAATTGCGCCCTTTTAACGCTTGCTTCAAGTCCGGTCAAATTAATATTTATTTTTAGATTTGCATTTTCAATACTAACGTTTTCTAAATGTTCCATAGGCTTTACTTGGCTGTAAGCTCATAATGAGGAATGACTTTATATTGATTAACACTCGTAACAACATACACATTGTCTTGAGTGATTTTCATATAGTCTAAAAATCCGTCATATTTGCCTTTTTGATACTCTGTGTCATCAACAATTCCTTTGTCCCATAATCCTTTAAATATAAAGCAATTATTAGGGCTAAAAGTAATAAACGCTTCTAACTCGTCTGTAAGTTTTGCCGTCCATTCTTTTGGTTCAACATAAACCTTGTCATTAATGATGATGTCGTCTAGTTCTTTATGGTAACGGATGTGACATAAGGCGTTATCGTTGGAATTTTCTCCATACACTTTTTTGATAGTTGCTTTATTGATCTGCAAGTCAACTTCATTAAGCGTTGTTGGAATCCATAAATCCCCAGCTCTACTTGGATATAGATTAAACATTGTAATTGTGTCGTCATACATATTTACCACCCCATATAAAGCAAATTAACGCCTCTTGCATCCTTAATGCCCCTTAAAGACTCAACAATGATTTCATTATAAAGTCTGTCTTGAGCATCTTTGTTACTTACTACTGCAGATACAACAGTATATTCTTTGTTTGTTACAAAGCTTATTTTTTCACTACCACTTGAAATTGATTCTATAACCTTGCCTTTATACTCGCCTTCTGTCTCAACGTTACCTTGTACATTAGACTCTGCCTTCTCAATCTGATAAGACAAATTAAGGACTTTGGCGACGCATCTTTTTACGGCTTCAACGTCTCTTTCATTTTCTGGAAAAAACTTCTCTAAACGTCTTAATCCACTTAAGCCTGTTGTCATATTGTCAACCTTGGCACAAGCATCATAAATCAAACGATTAAATGTAGCCTCGTCAATGTCATCATATAAAGTTGTATAGTAATCAAAATCTATATAGTAGTTCATTTACTGTTGCTCCATGAATTCTTCAATAATATCGGCTTTTTTTGTCTTTGTGATACTATAACCTAACTCATTAGCAAGAGACTTAATTTCGTTGATAGTCATTGAATTTAAGTCTTCTTGCGAATAAGTGCCGTCTAGGTTATAGCCTGTTATTCCCCCTCCGGATTTGTTGGAGTTGTGATTTCTTCGCTCTTGCCAAATGTTAAAACAGCAATGCCGTCAATGTATTCAGCAAATAAGTCAAGACCCATAATAGCGAAGCAATCAGACTGTGCGTGATTGTAATCTCCGTTTGTATGGAATCCAATAAGATTTGTTTCGCCTGTTGTTGCATATGTTAAGCCAGCCTTTGCCAAGTCGCTTGTTGCTGGGTCAACGTAGTATCCAACAATGTTGTTAACTGGTGTTGAAATAACTGTTCCAGCTTCAACCTTGTCTGTTAAGAACAATGTCTTGTATCCCATAAAGTCCTTAATGTATGACATACCAAATGCTGTCTGCTGAACAATGTCTGCTGCGCCTAAGTATCTGTAAGCATCTAATGTGTTTACAAATCCGGCAATGTCAGTAACATCCTTGTTCATATGCTGGAATTTATGTCTTACCATCCCCTGTGACATAGCAATTGCCATCTGGAATGTATCTTCTTCGCCTGTTAATGTTCCTTCGTTCATGAAGTCGTATAATCTGCCTGAAATTCTTCCCTGTAACTGATTCTTTAACTCTTCGTCAGTCATTCCAACAGCAACGTCATAGCCGTGTTCAAGGATTGCTTCCATTGAAGTTGCTTTTGCGTATTTTTCAAGCTTAAGTTCGCCAAATGGCTTTTCCTTAACTGTTGCCTTGCTGAATGGGATTGCTTCTCCTTCTTCAACTTCGCCGTCTTCCAAAGATACTTCAGCATACTTATACTTAAGTGTTGCGCCAGCTTCTTTCTTGATAAGTCTAATAGTTCCTAATGCTTCCTTTAAAGCGTTCCAATTCGCTTCAAACTGTGTAACAAAGTCAATTTCCCTTGGTGTAACTTTGATGTCTTCACTCTTTGTAATTCCTGCCATTTTTCTTTCCTCCAATAACTTTTATTTGGTTAGCGACCTATGGTCGGTTATGTAATGGCTAGTTGAACAGTTCCATATTTTCTTCAATCGCCTTTTGGCGTTCGTTTCTGTCCGTGATAGCCATAATGTCTTTTTTTGTTAGTTTCTTGCCACCCTTGTTATGATTAAAGCCTTGTGTAAAGCTTGGCTTACCCTTACCTTCGTCGTCGGCTTCTTTAAAGATAGCTGGATCTGTTTCCTTAATTTCATTGATAACTGTATCAATTCCCATTAATTTTCCGTCAACTAACTTAAGTTCCTTTGCTTTGATTTCTGCAACAACTGCTTTTTTTGCATACGCACTAGAGAATGTGTAGCCTTTCAACGCTTCGTTCAATGCGTCATCATATGCAATCTGCTGAATTTTTGAGTTGTACTTGTTTTCTGCCTCTTCAGCTTTTGTCTTATACTCCTCAATCTGTTTCTTTGTTGCTTCGTCATCTGTTTTTAGTTCCTCGATAGTTTTCTCTGCAGTTTCTGCCTTTGTCTTTGCATTGTCTCTTTCAAGCTCTAATGCATCAACACGCTTCTTGTGTTCTGCTCTAGTGACATAGTTTTCAGCCACCTTCTTTGTTAAGGCTTCTGCGTCCTCAACCTCGATTCCTAATTCCTTACAAATTTCTGTAATGTTCTGCATTACTTATCCTCCTAACATCTTTTATTAACCGTTCTGTCAACGGTAGGGATTTGACCTCTTAACCTCAGTCGTGGTAGTGGTTAAGAAGGATTCGAACCTTATATGCTACCAGCTTAGCCTTAACCTTTGCGATTTTCCCCAAGGAAGTGAAGAAACCAAGGGTTGCCCCTTAATGCCATAGTAATTCTATTTTTAAAGGCTTTTGTATACCTTTTAATAAAAATAGGACGGCTGTTAACCGTCCTAATACTTATCTTACATTGTGAATAGCATCTCTGTATCGTTCAATCATTTTTCGTTCGTCTGATGTGTCAGCATCTCGCCACATTTCGTCCAGCCTATTTTCAAAACTGTCTGCAACTGAATGCACGCCGTTCATCATTCTATGATTCGCTTCTGATGATCTATTTCTTCGATAGTCATTTTTAGCGTTCATATAATCGTTATAAGCGTTGTCGTATCCATCACTACGGCTATAATGACCTCTGACATAATGCTGACCTCTTCTTGCCATAGGATATTCCATGTCATATCCGTTAGAATATCCATCCATTTCCATAGCTTCATAAGTCTTTAAGTTTTTAGCCATTTTAATTAATTTGTTGGCATTATCAAGGTTACTTGTTGTTAAGCCTTTGTCTGCTATCTTGTCGATTTCGTCACAAATTACTTTTTCCATTTTTTCAATATTCATAACCAATTACCCCCTTACTGAATTCTTTCAATTGCCAAATTTCCGTCAACAGTAACATCTTCGTTAACCTGTACAGATATATTTCCATAGTCAGCCAAATTATCAGCAGTAACTCTAATAGGTCTGTTTATAGTCAATGATTCTGTTCCGGTTGTTGCAGTAATTGCTGTTCCAACCCTTGCGCCACTTAACGGCTCGCCGTTTGCTAAAATGGTAGCCACTACCGGAGTACCGTCTGCTGCAAACAAGTTAAGAGTTACAGTTACGTTGTAAAATCCGGGTTTTGTTATCTCAACAGCGTTAAGAGTTTTGTTTGGAATTGTGTTTCTGTTTGTGTTGAATTCCGTTGTAAATGGAATGTTTGTATCTGCTGTGGCAGTATACGCTTCTACTATACCTAAATACATATTTATTTCCCCCTTTAATCATAAAGGGCATACCTTAAGGCATACCCTTCATATTAAGCCTTGCGCTTTACTGAATTGTTGTTCCTGTAAATGTGTTGTAACCATATCCACAACCACATCCACAATGTGGATTAGGCACGTTAAAACTTGGGATAGGATATGGGTTAAGAGCATTTAATAATGTCTCGTTCTGCTTCAACTGTGAGGCTGATAGTCTTAAGGCTTGGTTCTCGTCTCTTAATGTCTGCATCTTGTCTGCTGACATATAATCAATGATTCTGTCACCTAACTTGTCAATAGCCTGTAATGTTGTGCATGTGTTCTGTGAAGCATCAAATCTGTTTTGCATAGCAATCTTTTCATTTTCACAGCAACAATCTTTAATTGCATACTGAATATTTGCGCCTGTTGTTGCAATGTTGTAATCAACATCTTTGATGTTCTGCTGTGTCTTACAGCAACAATCTGCTAACTGTGTCTGAATAGCATTAGCATTCTGCATGTTAGTCATCTGTACTCCGTTGATTAGCTGTGCCTGTGTGTATCCAAGGTCACATATGCCAGTGTTCTGTCTATCAAGTGCATTGTCAATTGAATTAAATCCGTCACTTAACTGTCTCTGAATCGTAGCGAAGTCACTTGCTAAAACGTAGTTGTCTGCTGCGCCACCTCCACCATTGCCGAAGCCTCCATATCCACCGTTGCCCCAACCGACAAAGGCAAATAAGAATAAAATAATAATCCACCAAGCACCGTTACCGTCGCCAAACATACCGTCGTTGTTGTTGCGAGTAACAGCCCCAATGTCTGCTAATGAATAGTCTGTCATTGTTATTTCCCCCATTTTAAATTTATTTACATATCTTGCAAGATTTATGTACTATTTAATTCCTAACATTTTTTGAAATTGTGTTGCCTTAGCTTGCAGATCATTAAACTGTTGTTGGCTCATCTGTCCACTGTTTAACAATCTTTGTACCTCTTATTTAGCATCCCCTTTGAAGTTCTGCCTAAACTGATTAAACTGCCCTATCATATTCATAGGATTGTTGCCACCCATTGAATTTCCTAACTGATTGAATAAAGGATTAGCCATTGTCTACCTCCTCGTCCTTCTTGGTTGTTTTCTTCTTCTTTGGTGCTACACTGTCAAGCCTTTGTATAATCTCATTGTATTGTTGTTGTATGGTCTCAAGCATAGATGATTCCACCTGTTGTTCTTCAGTATTGTTTTGTGGTGTTCCAGCCGTCAACTCTTTATACTCAAATACTCGTAATGGCTGTGGCATTCCGGAAGCATCACTACTTTTCAGATAGAATTTGCTTTCCTCACTATCCATTAGCATTACAGTTGTATTTGGTGCTAACAGATAGGATTTTGCTCCAGCTTCGCCCTGTACCCATATCAATCCGTTGTTGGATTGCTGATTGTAGTTGTTGTTGTATTGGTAATCATTTCTTGGCATTGTATAAGGTTGCCAATTGTTTTGTCCGTATTGCATTTCTTCTACCTCCTATGCCTATAATTTTAGCCGTGTGAGGCTTTTATTAACAGATTGATAAAAGATACAAATAAGCAACAAAAAGGGCAAATTTAGGCAATAAAAAAGAGTGCCATTTATGACACTCTTTCAATTTTAGATTTTATTTTTTTGTTTATGTGCTTTATCGTTGTAACTGATACGTTCATGTATTCAGCACAACACTCAAGCGACATTTTATCTTTTGCTCGATAATCAAATAACGTTCTCTCTTCCGGAGTAAAGTTACAAAGTTCTCTATATCTGTTCAATTCCGGAACGGTATAGTCACATATCTGCATATTCAAGCCCCCTTTTACTTCGTCCAATAGTAAATAGGGATACAGTCGCCACTATCTCAACTGTCGTAGTAATCTCCGTCTTTAACGCATACAACGTGACCACTTATGCCTAATACATATAAGCCGTTTAGATGGTCTTGACAGAAATCTTTGACTGTATAGACATCTTTGTTGTGGTCGTCCACTAAATAACGTTTGAAGCCCTTTTGTCTTAGATAAATACCCCATACGTTATTAGCGTTTGGCATATCGCACATATTATAGCCGTATGTTGTAAGTCCAGCATAAGTTGTTTCCCAATCTTGTTCTAATGCCTTACTTAAAGCCCTTACTGTGCAATCTCCAACATAGTTCCTTGCCGGATTTGGATTGTATTCAATATACATATTATCGCCCCCCTTATATATTAAATTATTAAATTGATAGTTCTATCGAGTGAATTATCCCAATGACCAACATCCAATCGCTCATAGTATGGATGTAAGTTGTTATTACTGCAGAAGTCGTTGTATTTCTCATAAATGTTAAACAATGAGTCAGCTTGTTTGTTGTACTTGGCTATCATCTTGTCACGTTCAACTATATTGTTTGCTTTTTGGAAGTACCTTATAAGTTCTTCGGTAGCAATCATTTTTCTTCTGCGTTTACGGATATTTCTTTCAATTGCTCGTTGCTTTTGTGATAGATCATATTGTTTTTTGTTTTCTGCCGTGTCAAAGTTTTCTTCTGAATACGGATTGTGTTCTCCGTCTCCAGCACCGAACGAGTGACGACAATTCCAACCACATAAGCCCTCGCCTGTGCCATATCCGGTCACGCTAAATGGTGGAAACTTTTTACTGTTCCCACTTTTTGAATAAAACTTCCCTTGCCACCAAGCATGATTAGATGGATTTTGTCCACCGTCTCCATATCGTGCGCCCATACGATACGATACAAGGATTATATCCCAATCCATTTCTTCAAGTCGTTCCATAACAACGTCGCCACTTGTCTGCGCTATGCCCGTTCTTACAGCTCTTAACGTTGCTGTCTCGATAGTATCACGGCTATTTGTATAGTTCACATACAAAACGCCATTGTCAGCCAAGTCATTTATAGCTGTATGCACTGCATCAGTGTAAGACGTTGTTCCACTTGAGGCTAAAGCATAAGCTTTGTCGCAAGCTTTAATATAAGCATCTTGTCCATAGTTTGGCATTGTGCCTGTAAAGTTTTTCCATGTGCCTAAAGTCTTCTTATAGTTGCGATTAAGTACCCTTACCATATGTGGGTCTTCTTTGAGTCTTATTGGATTCAAGCCTACACTTCTATACAATGCATCATCATATACAAGCGTTTGTGTTCCAGCATCAATGATAGCTTGTTGAATCATGCTTTCCATAACGCCTGTATATTTAGCAATTTCCTTTTGGAGGTCATCTAATACATAACCTAATTCTTGCAATGATTGTAATTGCCATGCATCTGTACTCGTCAAATAGAATTGATTGTCGGCTAATCTTGACATGATACGTTGTACTATCTTGCGAATAGCTTCGTTGTGAATATCCTCAGCTAATTTTTGTACGCCGTTTGTGGCATCAAATATATATGCCGGTGTTAGCATTAATCCTCATCCCCTTCATTTTGGAACAGTTGCATATCTTGTGGAGTTGCGTTCTTTTCCATTTCCTTTGCTTCTTCCTCTGTAAATCCCTCAAACTTTGTTAGGAAATACCAAAACGGAACCTTGCCACCTATAACGTAGCTGTACCACCTTGCACGGTCTTCTTCAACATTGTATGTAATGTCTCCAAAGTTATAAGCCACTTCATAGTCTCCACTTGGTACTGTATCGTACAAATTAGCAAACTCATCAAGTGCAATCACTAATTCGTCAAGGGCTTGCTCTAATCCGTCCCTGATATCTTTGATTGTTTGTATTGTTCGTCTGTCGTCGCTTTCGACCTGTGTTGCTGTTACCATTCCAGTTTTTGAGTTGAATACAAAATAACCGTTGCTAAAGCCACACTTATAACCTATCTGTGACAACAAAGCATTAATGCCTTCAAGTCTTGTCTGTGTGTTAAGCGCTGGGTTGATTTCTTGATAGAAGTTGCTTGAGCCGTCGCCATACACATTCCTCACAAATTTAGGTAACTTCATTGTTTTGATAGTCTGCGCCATATTTGACAATGAAGTAACTCTTGCCCCACTTGGCATTAATCTGTCGCTATCTAATAATACTGTTCTGTCGCTTGTAAATATCTCATAAGCATTACGGCTGTATGCAATATCTAAATCTTGCAACTCTTCTATAGCGTCGCCAAAAATCGGCAAACCTAAAGAAGAAGTAAAGTCAATGTTATTTGCCATTGGCGTTTTAAAAATGCCAAACAACGGCTGTTTTAAATCCTTGATAGTAATTTCTTCGTCCAATTTATCCCAAGGCGAATTTGCTAGTAAAACTTCCCTATCTATAGCCCTTCGCTTGCTTCCAACATAAACTTTGTTAGTGATTGTATATATATCGTCAACATATCTATGATGTTCAAGCCTTGTATAGTAACGCTCGCCATCTTCACTCACGGAATCGTCAACAAAGATAATGCCTGTTGTTGTTCCGTTATCTTCTTGAGTAATGATAAAGTCTGATGGCGTTAATATATCCACATCTGTTCCGTTCGGCTTAAATATAACCGTTCCCATTGCTAATCCATATTCTACCCAATGGCGCAATCTTTTATCTTTGAATAACTTGTCAATCTGTTCTTGTAACCATTCTGCACGTTTACTGCCTGTAATGCTTACTGTTAGGTTAAGCGTTGTTAGTCTTGCCGTTTCAGAACAAATTGTTTTCGCAACATTAATAGTCTTAATGCCGTCCTCTTCGTCTAACCATTCCGGAACCCCTCTGTATATGTTTGCACATTTTTCAAGATATGATTCCATTTCATTACTTGTCTGACTCACAACGTCAAAATCCTCTTGTGCTGTTCTTTTAAGAATTTGACTTACCCAATCAATGGCTTTTCTAAATATATTCATCTTTTCCTCCTATGCACTGCTTCCACGCATATTTATTTCTCTTTCCATTGCATATCTCGTCGCATCTATCGTGTGGTTGTTTGCATCTGGATAACCACTTATGACGTTACCGTCTTTGTCTCGTTCGTATTCGTATTCTGTGAATTCCGTCTTTACTGTCGGCGTTCTTGCTGGGTCTATGACTATCTTCTTACCAATCAACCACTTGAAGCCATAGTCAACGCTTCCAGCTCCCTTCTTGGCGCCTTGTGATGGCAAGCCTTCGTCCCTGTAATCATTGATTGACTTAGGCTCGGCACTATCGCAAGTAATAATATAATCATCATAACCCTTGTCTTTTATCCATTTAGCCGTGTCGCTGTTCTTTGTCTTGTTGCATGTATTCTCGTCTATGAAGTACAACGTCTCCCTTGCCTTGTCGTAGTATATACGCACAAAGGCATATATACCCGGATACCAGCCCCAATCGACCCCTTGATATATTTTGTCAAAGGTTGCAATCTCTTTGTCTGTTATTGTTCTTAATTCGATATTAGTAAATACATTGCCACCGTCTCCGTTCGCCTTGCCCATGTATTCGTGTTCGTATGCTTCCGGATTGACTTCTTTTAGGTGTTCAGCATCATCAATAAACTTCTGCCCCAACCATTCAATAGGAGCGTTTTTATAATTTGATTCACAAATAACCTTGTTGTTGTCCGGTTCCTTTTCTTCTTTGTTTACCCAATTCGCAGCAGACTTTGGAGGATTGTATGAGCTAAAGTCATATGCTTCCATACCACCTCGTAAAATTGACTGATTGATAGAACGTTCCTCGCTTGCGCCCTTTAATTGGTCTTTTTCCTCTTTCCATAAAATACCAATATAGCCAAATTCTGGCTTTATTGATTTTAATTTTATAGGGTCATCCACGCCACGAAAGTATATACATTGTCCTGTCTTTTTGTATCTAATCTCTAAAGGCGATACTTTGAAATCAAATTCTTCATTTAAGTTAAGCGTATTGATAGCCCACTTCATTTGAGCGTAAACGGAATCTCTTAATGTTCCAGCTACTTTTCTAACTATGCAAACGTGCATGTTTGGATTGTTTTTAATTAGTTCAACAATCTTAAGACTAATAAATGAAGATTTGAGACTTCCACGCCCTCCTTTAAAGACGTATATCTTGTTTGGAACTATGTTTCTGTTGATGTCTACATAATCCTTGCCAATGACTCTTGCTGGCAATTCGTAGTGATCTGCGTCGTCTTTTGACTCTGCTGTTAGTTCTTCCCACTTATCAACAGCCATTATGTTTCCAGCCGTTGCGCTCTTGAATACTCCGGCAACAACCATAGCGTTGTTTGTTATGTCTTCAATGTCTAATCCCATTTGTTCCAACACTTTAACATGTTTAGGATTAGTCACTTGTGAATCTGCCATTGCCCTTGCAAGCTCACGCATTGTTTTTTTCTTTCGCTGTGCCTTTGCGCTGGCAAGTCCACCTTTTCGTTTTATTTCTCGTTCTTCCTCCGGAGTATAATCTCCACTGCCAAAATACTTAAGATTGCTTTTAGTATCTTTCTTATTTGCCATATATTAAGCATAAGCATATTTTAAGTATTTATTGTATACCTTTGCCGTTGTTGTCTTGTTGTTATTATTTGATTTTAGGCAACAAAAAAGACACCCAACGAACAGGTGCCTTTTCTGGATAAAAATACTTTTTCTTTAGGAGAACTCAATCATGCCCAATCAAGTTATAGGATTACCCTAACATATTTTTCAGTTGAAGTTGTATACCACTTAATAAGGACGGCTGTTGGTTAACCGTCCTTGAGGTGTGTTCTGTTTGCAGAACATCATGGTGGTATAATTATAGTAACATATTGCTACTGTTTGTTTGTATACCTTATTTTTTATTTCTTCTTTGTTGTTGTTTTCTTCTTAGGTGCTGCTTTTTTCTTTGGAGCATATTCCCCTAATCCACATTCTTTTCTTACTGATTTAGGAATATATCCTTTTGGTTCCTTGTAAAAAATTCCCATTTCACTTCCTCCTTACAAATAAGTTTTTAAAGCTTCAAATACTGCTTTTGATTCTGCTTTTGCATTAGCTCCATTACAGTATACATCTGCCACTGATTCGGCTACTGTCTCATGATTGCTTTTCTTAGCATAAATAGAAATTTTTGCCGACAGTTTTCTTGTTCCGTTTCTTCTTCCTGTTAGTTTCTTATTAGCATCTTTAACGATTCTTTCTGCCATTTTGTCATATGATTGATTTGCGCCTTGCTTTATCCACGCTTGATGTACTAATGCGTGACCTAATTCGTGAGAAATAACAGCTTCTGTTGCGCTTTTATTTCCTCTTCCCGGATGAAATCCTTGTTTTACACAATTGTCATAAGCTGCTTGCATTTTTCCTTGATCTGCGTAACTTTCATTAATTCCCAGTTCTCCATTTGTACCATGCCAAGCCATTGTAGAATTATCTCCTTTTAATTTGGCAACAATAGCCGTTTTGAGTGTGCTTGGATTTAGTCCTAATTGTCTCAATCCATTTTCAATCGTTTTTATAACATCACTTCTAAAAGCTTCGTTAGAACTACTTTTAGCGCCGTATTCCCAAACGCCTTCCGAACTGACAATTTTTATATCGCCACCTCCACCGTTAGGCGTATTTGCGCTTGCTCCTCTGCCTCCCATTATATCACTCCTTCGTTGTTAATGATATAATGATTGTCGCACTTTTTATTATTCTTCTTGTATACCTTTTAATTTGTCTGCATTATGATTTTGTATATATATAACTTCTATATCGCCGTAATCGTAACCAATGTTGCCTCCGTAGTTTATGATACATGATGGCTTTATAACTTTTATCGCTTCATCCATTCCAGCATCAAATAACTTCCTTGATTCCTTGTCCCTTTTTACGCCTATTGTTGATACGGCTACTGTGCCACCTTGCTCAATTCCATCAAACGCAATTTCAAAGCTGTCTTGTCTGCACCATTGCAGTGTAGGGATTACCCTCATTCCGTCTCTTTGCCATAGCTGACCTAAAAATCTGCTCCTGTATATGTTCCATATCTGCATAGGTAGTGGCATTTCTGTGTAAAGACTAAAGTCCGGAGTCAATACGCAGTCATATTGTTCCAAATCATCAAGATATTTGTATGGATTTGACCATAATCTTTCGAATTGATAGTCGTCTATGAAAAAATGTATGCCTTTATCTGTCTTATTAGACGATAGCATATAATTAAAGCTGATTAAGTCTTTCGGCTTATGCTTTTCAGCTTTAATTATTGGCATTTGCCATTTTTCAGTCATTTCCATTTGCATGGCATCTTCAAGGTTGTAAGCGTTTGCTGTCCTCTCTCGCTCGTCTCCGTAGTATCCGTCGTCTTCGTCTTGCGATAACAAGTCTATCTCCAGCCCAAACTCTGACAAATCCAAATCTATTTCTGATAAATCCATTTGTAACAAATCATTATCAACGCCTGTGTTTAATGTTAATTGGTTATCAACGTGCGTGTATGCTCTTCTTTCCTCGTCTTCCATATGATCTAAACGAATGCAAGGTATTGGATTAATATGTAATTCACATAAAGCCTTGTATGTTCCGTGACCATATACAAGCTCATTGTTATCTCCCCACACTCCTAATGGCTTATTAAGTCCAAACTGTAAAATACTGTTCTTAATTTGTTCTATCTGTTCCTGTGGGTGCTTTTTGGCGTTGTTTTTATATGTATTAATGTCTTTTGCATTTATCATTACTATTTCCATTTTATACCTCCGTCAACATTGCTACTAACTCAATAGCTCTACCATATGCACTTACTTTTCCATAAGCCGTATATTCAACGGCTATGTTCTTCTGTAACGGTTCTTTATTATTTTCTGCGAAATACAGCGTTGCATTTTCGCTTTTCCATTTGTTTAACTTATTGATTATTTCCTCTTTGCTCATTTCCGTTCCCCAATCTGTGTTCAGCTTCCAAGTATGAACAATTCCACTTCTTAGCCATGAACACTGTTCCTACTCCTAGATTTTTGCCTTTTTTGATAGCCTCTTCGCAAGTTATCTTGTTGTTATAGGTTACTTCTCTAAAAATGCTGTTATTTTCCATTTTTTGCCCCTCTTTCGTCCTCTAAATCTTCGTTGAATGCATATTCCAACGCTGTTATTAATATTGACGTTATAAAAAACATAAACAGAATAACTATTGCTAGTATTAAGGTTAATGCTTTCACTCTATTACCTCCCAATCTTTTTCCATCTGCTGCTTGTTCAAATAAGTAAATGTGTAGTTGAAGCCTTGACCTTTAACGCTCACTATGTTTCCGTGTATGGTTACTTCATGTATTCCCTTCTTGAGTCGTCCTGTATCAGCTCCCTTAAATTTCGCTTTCATATTTCTTCGCCTCCTTTCATCATTTTTGTAATTGTATAGATTCTTTCATCTGTTACAATTAGGCATATTTTTCCATTAATAACTTCAGTCTTACTGCTTCTAATCAAATTATAATGCATATCGTCAATAGCCTTGTTGTACGATTTTTTGTCAATAAAATTATCGCTATTTTCATTGCATACGGAACATTCAGAAATGAACTTTTCATTTGAGTAATATATACAATTTCTACAATTAGTCATTCTCTCCACCACCTTTCAACCATCTAGGCATATCTATTAATGGACACCATAAGTTCCTTACCGATACATTGCATCTTTTTTATTCATTAAACTTCTTTGATATATACCTTTGTAGTGATATAAAACCTTATACATTCCCTCAACCACCTTTTAATTCTTCTGCTACGTCATATAAAACATCTATTGCACAATCGACTGTGATAATGTCAATGTCAAATTTGTTTTCAGCTATCGTAACTCTTTCGGATTTTTCGCTTATTCCGTTGCAACACTTTTCTTTGTATTCTTCAATCGCCTTGTTGCTTATCCTCTTGTCGTGTTCTTCAACTGTTTCCCCGACACACAAAAATTTATGTATCTGACGTTCTTCAGAAACTCTTTTCCATTTTCTTAACTGTTTGAGTTCTTCTAACCATTGTGCTAACTGTTCGTGTTCTTCTGCACATTCTTTGCAAGTTATGGGATAGTAATACGCACAATCTTTACAGCCATATAATTCTTTTGATAAACAATCGTTATAATCTTTTGTTTGTTCGTCTGCTTTTTCTCTTGCGTGTGCTATTGCTTCATCAATTGTCATTGTTTACTCCTTCCATTTCATTCCATAATATTTCTGCGAATAACACTCGTTGCCCATATACAATGGGCATTTTTTACAAGTGTTTCTTTCGCATATTGATTTCAACGAATTCATTAATCGTTCCTTTGGGTCTGCTTTTTCTTTTTTTATTTCAAAAAAATCAAATATTGTTGTTTGTTGCATTATTCCACCTCGAAATAATACTTCTTCAATCTTTCTTCGCCAATAGTTTCTAAACACTCTTCTGCTCTTTCTCGTGTAGCAAAGTAGATGTCATTATGTTTTGCAGTCCAATAACAATCAATAATAA